TATTGCCCCTCCAAGTATCCCTGCTAGGATAACAAGCTGGAGTTTCCATGACCACTCTACCTTTGTTCTAAGATGGGTGAAATCATTACCATAGAAGTTCTGAAACCATTCTGGGGCTTTCTTTAACCATCCTAGTCTATTATTGTGGTGCATTATTCTGCTCCTTTAGGTGCAGCAGGCCTGCCCCCTGTCTTATCACGAGCCATCTCATGACACATAGCGACTGCTTGGGCTTGTTCCCTACCTGAATTAACCTCTTGGGCAATGCAATCAGATATAGCTGCATCAATTTGTTCCTTTGAACTTCCTTTCTCTAATCTATCAACTGCTGTTGGCATATCATCCTCCTTAGCAATAGACTACCTTAACCTTCATCTTACCTAAGGTAACAATCACATTAGGATTTTTACTCAATCCTGGTATATCATATTCCATAATTCCTCCTTATGGACTAGGGGGGTATTAGCCCCCCTCTCCTTGTTAGTTTATAGTGTTACAAAAGCACTATCAGTGAGAAGTATCCATGCTGTTCCCAGCCCATCAGCTACTGCCTCACAGTTGCATCTAACATATCTCTTATCAGTAGCAAACCTGACTATGTGGATACCAGGTATCATCTGTGGCACTTCTGGTACACCAATAACACCTTGGGTAGCTATACCAGTTCCAGCCGTAGCAGTGAGTGTATCCCCTGCAGTCCCATAAACATCTGCAGAGTCCTGCATCTCAACTACTATATCACCCACTCCACCAATGGTGAAGAGAGCTTGGTCAACAGAGAAGATTAACCCAGTATCTGTACCAGTAGTAGCTGTTAGCACCCTTGGAGTAGTCACATCAGCAGCTACAAAAGCTGTAGTTGCAGTGCAACCCTTCAAGCGTCTAAGATAAGCATGCATCACTGGGAATCGAGCTACTTCTAGCCAATTCCTATCCAGATTATCAGATGCTTCAATGAGGATAGTACCTTCATCACTGTAAGGTGGAGTGTCTGAGATAGCTGTCCAAATCAGTGCAGCAGCAAGACCCTTAGCTCCTGTCTTTTTCAAATCAACTACACAGTTACCATCAGTATTGGCAGCTATTGTAATGGGCACAGCATCATTCTCATCTACCTCAACAAGTGCTCCACCATAAAGCCCTTTCAGTATTCCTAACGCATCAAAAGCCATATTCTTATTCCTCCTTTTCCTATATTTATGACTGCACTATATTGTCTGGGAAGATGTTGCACAGTCTTGCTATTGAACGAGGACTAACATGAGCAAGTCCTAGAGGCCAGTCTACCTCAGTTCTATACACTGGCATAGCTTCAAGTAAGCCCTTGTCAGTTACTTCCATTGGGTATTCCTGAATACCCCAAAGCTCCTCACCTATACCAAACTTTACTGCATAGATTGAAGTACTGATGTCACTGGTGTATAGACCCTGTGGGTCTTCAGTGTTAGTGATAATATTGGTAACCTGGTCAGCCTTCGTACCAATATCAACCATCCTTACACCAGAAAACTCAGTTATGAACCTACCAAACATATCAGCTGCCTGGTTGAGCAGTCTCTCCTGTCTCAGAAGTGAACTAACTGCAATCAGACATTTCTTGTTCATAAGCAGCAAGTCAGGTTTATGACCATCAATAGAGTAGATAAGGGTAAACAGTTTGTCTAGGAAGTTATTCCTACTAGCAGTATCATACAGGATACCAGCATCCCTAGCAGCACCATAAGTGCCAGCAAGGTCAATAAGCTGGTCTGTATAACCTTCTGCAACAATGTCATCTACCCTCTTAGATAAACCCTTAAACTCTTCTGGGTCAGTAACAGGACTCCCATTGATGAACTTATCATTGAACTTGTAGGCTATTGCCCTGACCATCATCTGTTGCTGAATTGCTCTGGCATCAGCAATAGTATTCCTAGCCCTGGCAAGTGCCTTATCAGTATCAATCATCCCACCCAACAGTGAGATATTTTCCACCTTCTGTGCAAACGTACCAGTTGACTCTGCATATCCAGCATTTAGCTTTCTGAAGCCAACACTAGGTAGGTCTTGGTACTTAACAACAGCAGTGGACAACGTACCGATAGTCTCCCAAGGAACAAGTTGCATAACATCTGATTCCATCAGGAGAGTATCTACAACTGACTTTCTTAAAGAATCAGTTTCTATTTTACTTAATTCGGCTAATGTCCAAGCCATATTCTACTTTCCTCCTTTATTTTACTTTTTGAACTTGTTAGAAGACTCGTAAGCCTGCTTAGCAAGTTCCATTGGTGAGCCTTGCAGCACACCTGAGCCACCACCACCACCTAGGTCAGGAAGTGGCTTCTTGTCCCCAAGCACTTCTAAGGCTACTTTCAGTTCTGCTTCTGACATAGTTTTCACTCTTTCTTCAGTAAGACCCTTAGCTATAAGGTTCTTCCTCAACTCAGTAACAGTTGCCTCTTTTGTCTTTGTAAGTTCACCCTCTTTCTCAGTAAGCTTTGTCTTGGTAGACTCTAGCTCACCTTTGATTTGGTTGAACTCATCTGCATTAGGGGCTTTCTTTAGTTGCTCTTCAAGGTTCTTGACCTTTTCCTCAGAGGAAGTTAGTTTTTTACCAAGGCTTTCCTTGATACCAACATACTTGCTCCAAGGAATTGTTTCTGGGTACTTCCCACTTGCATCTGGTTTGATTTCCTCAATCTCTACAACTGGGATTTTCCCACCATCGTCTGCACCTTCCTTAGCCATTATTTCCTCCTTTTTAATGTACTGCATAAACTATAACATATCCCAATTATTCTGTCAAGTCCCTACTTCTCAGGTAAGTTCCAATCAGCAAACCAGGGGTGTTCATAGTGATAGTCTATGTTAAATAAACTGAACAAGACCTCCAATGTTCTCCGTAGTTCTACTAACTGCCCTTGACTTAACCCACTTACAGGGTTCTCATACTTACCCCAGAAGAGTAGCATAGCTTCAACATCTAAATTTGCCCTTCGGTAGTTCATCCTCACTTCTGGGTCAATAGTTGGAAGTGCATAGTACTCTGCCCAAGCATCTGAACACGTCTTATGGAAGACTACTAGCTTAGACATACCATACTCTTCACTAATAAATGCGTCAGGAAGAGGCTTTGTTAAGGTATTTAAGTCACCATCAAACTGCCTGAGAGTGTAGAATTTACCTAGTACATCTCTGGTACCAAGCTTATCCTCTGCCTCAGTAATACTCTTCATAATCTGTTCAAACTGAGTCTCATCTTGCCCTGGTGAATCCGCAAAGATATGCTGAAGTTTCTCAAGGAGAGTCCACTCAGCCTTCTCCTGTTCTTCAGGAGTATAGTCTTTGTCTATCCAGGCTCTTACTTTCCTTAGAAAACCTACATCAAGCTTTGGCGTATCATAAGCAGCTTCAATGATACTCATTCCTATCCTGTAGAAGCCAATAAAGGTATCCCCAAACCTTGATAATACACTTGGTAAGGCATTCAACACTCTCTCCTTCTCCTCATCAGTTCCTACACAAGCATTGATTAAATCACCAACAAGACCAAATATATCTTGAACCAATCCCAAACTTAGACCACCTATCTCCCAAGTAAGCATAGAAAGGGGGTTATAGTCTTTCCTTCTCCTACCAAATATAAAAGATGCAAATGAGTCTGCTATTGCTCCCATAAGGAGAAAAACTGACAGTCTTTTAACTATCCTGAACTTCTCCCCAGTAGCAACCTCCTTCATCTTCAACTTTGATACCTCTTCATAGAATACCTGAAGATAAGTCTTAGGGAATACCAAGAGACTACCAAAGATTCTACCCCCTAGCCCCCACTCTGAGTATGACCTAGATACCCTCTGATACATACCAAAGTATTTGTTGGTTATTTGTTCTGCTATGTAATGACAAGCAGCCTCACCCCCTGATACCTCATCTAAGCCAGGGATATTTATTGTTGTACTGTCCCTAGCCAGTAAGACTAAAGCTTGGTCTTGCTCTGCCACATTCAAATCCTCCATATTTGAGTTCTTGATAAACTTACCAAGGTTGCCATCCTTCTCGTACTGTTCAAGTGCCTTATATGCTAGGGTAAAGAAGGAGTTAAAACTTGCCAACCTTGTGAGTTTATCTGAACTAGGATATAGAGTTGTCTTTTCTACTGCTTGATTGAGACCACGATGACTCTTAACCAAAGCAGCATTCCTTGTTCGTATAGTTAATAATTCACTCACACCTGGTTTTGTTTGGTCAACAATAGTGCTAAAATATACACCCAGTCTAAGTTTCACATCTGCAGGGAGGTTCTTATAATCAACAGTTAGAGCCTTCACTGCTCCTGCAAAATGAGGATTAGTAGCAAGGAACTGAGCATAGTTCCTAGAAGCTAGGAAAGGACTCCAGAAGATAACTGGAGCAGCTGCATTGTAAACATTGAAAACCAATGAATAGAAAAGATTACCTTCTTGAGGAATGTCCTGAAGTTCCATGAAGTATCTCTCAAGGTATGTCCTGAACTTAAGTGGGTTTTCAAACTTATCATAGAGTTGGCTATAATCACTGCTTATCTCCCTAATATAGGGTCTAAGGTAAAGCCTTATCCCTGTAGACTGGATATAAGCCATCTGACGGAGGATTCCTCTACCATCCCCCTCTGGGGCATAGTCTTCAAGCTGCCTTACTTGGAGTTGTCTGCCACCTCTAGTCTCAGAAAGAGCTCTCCTTCGGTTTATAGTAGTTGCTCTTCCTGGTCGTGGGACATAGCCAAACTCAATAACACCCAAGGGGTTATGAAGTAGATGATTATAAAGGGCTGTTTCCCCACGAGTCTCATATATCTCCTTAGCAAGAGTTATTCTCTGTATCAACTCATCTGAAGGTTTATGACCCTCCTTGACATATTCCTTAGCCATAACTCTAACATTATGGCTATTATCATAAGCCTCAAGGAATCTCAGTAAATCAACTACAGGAGCCCATTTCTTGTAAGTTGCTATCACATATTCAGCCACAGCTTGTTCAGCATCAGTAAGGTCAGTTGATGGCTTTATTCCCGATTCAGGGTCTCTGGACAATACTTCTTGCTCTACACGATTTATAGATTCCTTACTTGTGATAAGACTTCTAACACCAGGGATATTCCTCAAGCCTTCCGCCCACTTAACAAGTAGCATATCTACATAGTTCTTCATTGCTATCTCAAGCCTGCTAATGTCAGCAAAGGGCTTCCCAGTAAGAACTTGCCAGTCCTCAAATGTATGTCTTGAATCCACTATCTCCCATTTAGTCAACCAAGGAATAGACTTATTAGGCAACATAGATACAGCCAAAGTAGATTGTTGGGGAGGGGTTAAACCATCCCAACCCTTAGCCAAGAGGTCTTTAACCCTTAGCCCTGATTCCCCAGCCCAGTCTTTAATCTCCCTGACTACTGCTTTCTTTGCTTCTACATCTTCACCAACAGCACTTAGTTCAGTGTGGAGGTCTTTCAACCTTGCTTCAGCCTCTGCATAGGTTCTGTTCTTTACCCTGTTAAGTATCCTTATGGCTGCAGCTATCTCTGGATGAGCTTTTAGACCCTCATTATTAAGCCTTAGTTCATAGTCTACAGGGACATTCCTTGGGGATTTAACTAAGTCAACCTGTGAAGAAGGAAGAGTCCGTCTTTCCACAGGAGTTGGGACTACTGTTTCAGGTAAGGGAGTTACTTCCTCTGGCATACCAGCTTCGGTGGTGGGGATTGCCTCCTCTGTTCCAACTACTACATCAGCCATGCTTAATATATGCCAACCTCCCTCTGCATCCATAGCTCTTACAGTAGGTGATAAGGTTTCAATTATTGTATTCCCTTCACCTTCCCTGGCTATTACCTTAACAGCCATACCTGCATCATAATGCTGCCTTGTATGGTCAACTATTTCTATACCCTGCTCCCTTAATGATTGCTCTATCCCATCTGCTTGAGCATTCATATTAGCAGCCTTGCTCTTATATTTAGGTAGCTTAGCCTTTCGTCTTAAGTCAAAGGCTTTCTTTGCTTTTGCCACCGCATTATCAAGTCTAGCTTCATAGGCTCTTTTCGCTTCTGGAGATAAGGCACTAAATTCAGCATTACTAAGTGTTAGGTTCTCAGGATGAGGTGTAACCTTGGGCATCCCAGCTTCGGCAGTGGGGAGTGTAACCTCCGCTTTTATTACCTTTTTAAGAAGGGAATCAATTCTCTTTTTAAAGTCATTATATGTCCTTGTTCCAACTTCATACTCACCTAGATGCTTATAAAGAGGTTCTATGACTTTCTGCCTCATCTCTTTAACAGAAACAATAACTCTATCCACATATCCAGGAATATAAGTATCTATAAAGGTAGCATCCTTCTTAGTAAGTCTAACCTCTGGGGTAACAAGTGCAACCTCACCCTCATAGGGGGTCTCAGTCATGCCTTCAACATTCTCTCTTATAAAGTTCTTAGCTGCATCAACAAGTTCAGGGTGTGTATCTCTCATAACTTCCCTGCGGACATCCTCTGGGACATAGGAGACATCCATCTTCTTGCCAGTCTTATACTCTTCAAAAGCCTCAGCAAATAATTCCTTTGGCATAGCAGTATCTTCCTTAAATAGCTCACTGAATGTGCCTACATTCTTCATAATAGTATGGAACTTAGCCTCCAGGTCTTGATAGGCAAGATGCCCAATCTCGTGAGCAAGCTGGCTTGGTAAGCTAGTAATATGCCTAAAGAACAACCTTATATGACCATCTGGAGTAACATCAACCCCAGCTGGGTCAGTAGTCTCCTCAATAGACTTAACCTTAGCTTTCATATAATCTGGGTATGTAGCTAGTTCACTGTCAATCAAAGCTCTTGGCTCAGTAACTGCCTCAGCAGTAGGGACAATTCCCTTAGTCATAACATTGGTATCACCTTCCTGCTTATATCCTACCTTCTCAAAGAGATGCATAAGCCTGGGTTCAGCTGCTATGCTTACAGACTTCTTACCTTGAGCCCTAGCCATATCTACCAGTAGGGTGTCTAATTGCCTCAATAATGAACGAGTCAATGCTCCCTTTGTATGGATAGCAATACGATTGACAAAGAGGGTATCCTTCTGGGGGACAGCTTTAATTGCTCCTACTGATTCTTTTACCCCCTTCAAGTTAATTGCATAAAGACCCTCTTCAAGTTTAGATTCTGTAAGAGTTACTTTTGCACCAACTGGTATAACAGGAGCAACTGCTTCCTCTCTAAGGTTGGTCAACTGTTTAATCATCACAGCCTTGTCAGCTTCTAAGTTTGCAATCTGTTCCTTTATAGCAGTGACAAACTCAGTTGCTTCCCTTATCTCTGAAGGAGTACCAATGACCTCTGCTTTATCTAATCTTGCTTCATACTCAGGAAGCTTCTTTGTTAAGTTCTCTATATCATCATTGGCAGTCCCTATCTTATTCTCAAGGTTGGTTATCTTCTCTGTTATATCTGACCCCATCTCTCCAGTTGTTTCATCCCACTTTGTATAACTTACAGTCTCAGCCCACCTCTCAGCAGCTATCTCCTCTTGGGCTCTATTTACCTCTGCAGACTCTACAGCTGCCTCTAGTGCTTCTCTAACTTCAGTATCTATTTTCTTTACAATAGTTTTGTACAAGGGGTGATTCTCACCAATCTCCTTACTAAGAGATGCCTTAATTTTATTTACGGCATGAGAACTACTTTCTATTACTTGTCCAGAACTCCCCATTATAGTAGTTAGAATAAATGTCTGTGGAGCAATCTCCTTAAAAGCCTGCCACCACCCTATCTTTCCCTCTCTTAACCCAACTTCCGCCTCTATGGCAACTTGACCTTTCTGTGTGATAGTCTCAGTTAGTAATTCCTCACCATACATCATAGCTAATTTATTTACTATTTGAGTAGCCATTGTCCCACCAATCATTTTTCCTAAAGGCCCAACTAAAATCTGTGCAAAGAGTAAGTTACCAGCAGCCTCTGGTATTGCTTCCCAGAGACCATACTGCGTTGCCTTAGCAGAGAAATCTTGTTTCAGTTTATTCTCTTCCTCTAGGGTCAATCCCCTACCTGTTTCTTTAATTTGCTTATCATTCATTAACTCAAGATATTGCTGCATTATCTGATAAGAAGTTATTCGGAAAGCAATTACTCCAGATGTAACAGTCCCCACTGACCAAGCTATTATTCTACCAACTTGATGAGACCTAGTAGCAATACCAATTGGAATACCGACAAGTAGTCCAATACCCATAGAGGTAAGAGAATAGGCTAAATTGCGTGATGATTGAGCTACTTCCACCATAAATGATTCATCAGGATATAATACAGCAACATCCTGAACGAACTTATCAATATCTTCGTTAGCTTCATCAATATACTTATCTGCCCAATCCTTATTGACTACACTTGCTCCATCCCAACCTACCTTACCTTGCATCGCTGTCAATATTGTTGCTGCCCACTGCCGAGGAAGATGGCGTAAACTTTGCCCAAATGTTCTAAGAAGGGATGCGAGTGAAATCTTCTCTGTAGGTAAAACCTCTCCACCTCTCTCTGCAACTGCCAACATGTGTGAGCTAAAACGACGCCCACCTAACTCAGGTATTGGGTCTCCAAGCATAAGTTCCTTATCTGTTAATTTACGACCTATTTGATGCTCTATCCAAGCTACAGTAGTACCAGTCCAATTAGGAGGCATAGGCTGTAAAAAAACTTTTTGTGATGGTTCAGTCACATCAGTTGATAAGGCTAGTTCGTCTATAAGAACTGGTTCCCCTGTAACAGAAGAAATAGGAACTATTCTTTCATTTGGCTCATCATAGTAGCCCATAAGGTTAGTGCCAAACCATACATTGTTATCCTTATCCACTCTGTAGGTAATAGTAGTATTGGTAGCAGGGTCTATGATAGGATTGTTATTATTGTCAAGGGGCATAATAGTCCTGTTTCCTGCTAACATATCATTGGCTCTCTGGAGGGCAGCTTCCATTGATTCCCCCTCTACTTGGGGAGCACCAAGACTTGCAAGCAAGTCCTGGAGGTCTTTGATACGCTGTTGCATCTGCTCATCGGTAGTAAGTGAAGCAGTAGCTGGGGGATAAGCTGCTTGAAGTGCTCTAGCTATCTCCTCATTGTTCTGGGAGAAAGCTACTGAGCTTAATAGCTGTGTAGGACTTATCTTAGTGGGGGCATATGATAACCACTCCTCAATAGTCTTATCTGTGATTGGGGGCCCAGTTGATACCTTCTTGAGAATATCCTCTCTGGACATCTGAGCTAATCTCTGTGCATAAGAAGCAACCCAAGCAAGCTCATCCTCATTGAAGTTCGTATTAAGTTCTTGAAACCTTTGCTTTAGTTCTGTTGAATCTGTAACAGGTGTACCTAGCAAAGCAAGATACTCAAGACTCTTCTCAATGAAGGGGAGTTGGTCAAGAACTGTCTGCTTTCTTAGAAGCTCCTTATACTCAGTTTCTACCCCTATTAGTCTGTCAGCAGCTATCTCAGGGGTTAATCCATAATCATACCCCCATCGCCAAGGAGTAAATAAAGCAATAGGGCGTTCAAAAGCAGTGCCAGAAACAAACCCCCTAACTACCTTTTCAATAGCAGGTACTTTAGCCCATGCTTCAGGAGTAAACTTCTGAGCATAGATTTGCTCCATCTGAGCTTTCTGCTTCTCAAGGACATCTAAGCGTGATTGCTCTTCTTCTCCCCAGGTAGTTGGGAATGGTGGTAGTGCTGTTATATTCTCCATATTAACCTCTTATTACCTTTCCTCTTCCGACCATGTTTCTTAAAGCTTGAGGGGTAAACCCAGCTGTTGCTTCAGGAGGGGCTACACCTGCTGTAGTCTTAGGAGTCGCTGCTCCACCAGCTGCCTCTCTAGCAATATTAGCTTGAGTCATTTGGGAGGCTCCTCCTTGTCCAGGGGCTGGTACTCCCAGCTGAGCTTCTAACGCATCTGCAGCCTTTCTAAATAGGGCTGCCTGCTTTTTATCACCATTAAAGTCAAGATAATCAGCATGAGTTCTAAATCCAGCTATTTGTTCTATAAGCTGAGCAGTAGGTGAATTTAACATTCTATCAATAGTTCTACGCCTGATAATTCTTTGTGGGTCATTCTGCTTTAAGACCTCTTTTATAATAGTAGCCTCATCAAGGAAGTCCTTTAGATAGGTAGCTATTGTTCCTCTCTCCAAGAGGTCTTTAGTGGTAGCAACATCTGATTCCACAATGATATTAACATCATCGGGGATGTCTGTTGGCTTCAACTTCTCTAGGAATTTACCTTTCACATTGAATACACGCTTGGAAGATTTAAGATTAAATAGCCAGAACTTATCAACTTCACTAATGATAAAGTGCTTAGCATCCATGAAAGGATAAAGGATTTGGTTAGCTGAGCTTGAAGCTAATGCTGATAAGGCATAGCCTGACTCACCAGCTACCATTCCATAAACTGCATCATTGAAGCTACCCTTCTGACTCTCCCTCTTCATCTCCATCAAGTGAGCTTGGATTTCTATGGGAATAGCTGCAGGAGGGAGTCTTTGTAGTCCTGCTTCTCCTGGGGCATAGTGAAAGAGAGCACCTCTTTCCCTTAGTTGCTCAGGGGTAGCCTGTGGACTCTGGCTAAACTCTTGAGTCACTGGCTGAGCAGTATCCCTGAGTATCTGAGTTATCATTGTTTGCCACTTATTGAAGGCTTGAGACACTGACTCATTGACCTCAAAGATACCTCTACCTGCAAGTCTCTTCCAATCCATACCCCTTGGAGTTAGACTACCTTTATCAGGAAAGCCCCCAACTGGAGCAACCATAATCTTCATTTCTGGTCTGTCCACCCAAGGGGTCACAGCCTTACCATCAATCAAGACACAATTATAGAATGTATCTTTGTACAACCTCCAATAGTCATCCAGCATAACTTCTACTGTGGCAAGGGAACCAGGAACTTCCTTGTAATTCCACCCATTCTTTTCTGCTTTAAGTGCTGCTTCTGCCCTTGTTACCTTATAACTGTGGACACACCCTACCAGCTTATTATCAGCAAATCTAGGGTAGGTATCAAAGGGATTCCAAAGTTGGGCAGTAATAAAACCAGTAGTACTGTCAAAGTAAAAGACTTCTGAGTGCCAACCAAGGGTAAGAAGATAATGACCTAGCTCATCTAAGAAAGGCATAGAACCACCAAGTTGCCTATCTCTATCTATTTTACTCCACATATATTTACAACCCCTATCTACCATAGCTCTCTTGTCTAGCTCAATAGAGGACTCATCTTGGATAGGGATAGAATGGGATAATTCCCCCCTTGTCAATAGATAATGAGCCATATTGTAGAAAGTCTGAGGTTCGTTACTGATATAGGATTCCAGTCCTTTAGAAGATAGTGTATCAAGTAAGACAAGTACCTTATACCAATCTTGGAACTTTTTATTCCTCTGACCCCAGTAATTCTTCAGGACAATTATATCCTGTTTAATTTCATTCTCTTGTAGCAAATTTGCCATATTTTCCTCCTATTTTCTCTATATCCGCATAAGGCATCTCACCACCCCCAGTCATTGTACGAACCTTGATACCCTCTGGCAACTCCTGCAGTCTTTTTTACAGTGATTGCTATCATAAAAGCTAAAGCCAAATCATCATAGGTCTGTGCTTGCTCCCTATATTTAGTCTTTAGCTTAACATATCTGTAGCTACGAAGTTGCCTCACAAGGTTTGAATCCCATATCTTAATCTTTGGCAGGAATTCCCTGGTAATAGTCATCATCAGGCTTCTTGTCTGGTCATTGCTCCACCAACCTCGCTGGGTTGTTATCTTACCAGAAGTAAAGTCCCTTTGATGGGTAATATTGGGATAGTCTTTCAACTGCTCCAATACTGCATACCCTGTAAAGTTCCTTTCCACTGCTATTTCTGCTTTATTATACCAAGTTGCCATCCTTCTCAAGATATCAGCAAACTGATGTGGCTCCATTCTTGCTTGGAAGGTAGCACAAACTCTCCATAAACTATCCATAACAACAGCAGCACTATAACTGCCTTCAGGTGCTCCTGATGCTGTATCTGCCCCTATAACATAGCTCATCTTATCTATTGGTGGTATCCAGTAGTTCCATCCAAATGGATGTCTCTCACTATCATAACAGAAATTGGCAAGGTCTGTCAAGAGGGTCTGGTCAAACACAGGGTCTCCAACTGTAATAAAACAATCAACATCATTCTCTGGGTACTCAACATAGAAGAGACCACCTTTCTCAGCTAGTTTGAACCTTCTCCATCGTATCTGGTCTTCATCTAGGTGATGAGTGTCCACAAGGAACTTCTCATCGTCAGTATAAGTTAGCTCAAGCCTGTCCTGTTGTTGTAGCAGATTAAGAACTTCTGGGTCTCGTGGGTTCTTAGATATTCGATAGCCATCATCTAACCACCAAGGAAAGAAGAAAGCCTTGTAGGGACTCTTGCCTTCCCTGGCTTTTACCCAAGTCTCAAAGAAGACATTGTTCTCTCCATTGGGAGAACTTTCTAACGTTAGTTCACCATTGAGGGAGATTGCATCTTGGATACCTGATAGTACCTTATCACCCTCTTCATAGAAGGCTACCTCTGATAAATGACCTTTGGTTAGGGTATCCCCCCTTGCAAAGGCTCTTGCCCCAGCTGTACCAATATAGATACTACTGTGCATCTCTGGAAATGTCTTCTCAGACCTTGACTCAGCACCAATCATAGGCTTTGGCTCTGACATTGACTCATGGTAGAACTGTACCCTGTCAAGAAGCCTCTGAGTAGCTCTGGTCTCATGCGATACTACAGCACAAGCAGAATGCTCAATGAAAACACAAGTCAAATACATATCTGCTAAGATAGAAGATGATATCCCTACCTGCCTTGCCTTCAAGATAATATTTCTTAGGCTCTTGTTAGCATGGAATTGCCTCTGAACTTTATTGAACACATAGGGGACAACTATGCCCCTCTTATTAACAATGTAGAGTAACTTGGCTGCAAGGTCAATAGTATTTAATCTGGGGATTACTTCAGACATAGCACCCTCATTCTCCTTATACATCCTTTGGGGATGGCAAAGCTATGAAGTTTATTACCTAACATACTGATATTTGGACATACCTCTATTTCTCTATCATCCTCCCTCAATAAGATACCCAAAGAAACACAATGGGATATATTATCAGGCTCATGCCTACACTTCCAGGAAGATGAAGAACAGGAATCATCCCATTCAACCAGTATCATCCTCATTTCCAGCTAAACCCCTGCTTCCTCAGTGACCTTCGTAGTCTCATCAGTGGTTTGTTCACCACTCGTGATAAGGTCGCCCTCCGAATGTTGGAGCGACTCGCTGCTAATTTCCTTAAACTTGCCATCTATCTCTCCTTGTTCTATCTGGTCGGGTTGCTTGGTAAATATTTGCTGGACACGCTGACTCCAAGACAATACTTTTACATTCTGTGATACTGTATCAAGGTCGGACATCAACTTTGAATATACTTCACGAGCTAAATGAGTCTTAGAAAGCTCATAATGCCCACTTTCTATCTCCTCTTTAAGCTTAGATATTATCTTACTTTCCAAGAGGACTGCCTCTAGTTGGTTATTCCTTCTGAGGAGTTGTACTGCTTCTTGTCGGTAGTTCTGTATAAGTTCAGGCAATTGATGGTAAACAGTAGCAAATTCTTCATTCTTAAACCAGGAATTATAGGTTCCTTTGGCAACACCAACCAAGTTCATGCTTAGGTCTGCATCCAAGCCAGATACCCTCATAAGTATGAAGGTTCTCTTACGACCAGTTATAGCTTTGATTCTATCCAGCAGATTATCCATACAGTAAGATGATAGCACCTCTAATCAATTCTGTCAAGTCCCCTAAATTCCCCAAAAAACATTGGAAAAGGCTTGACAACTTTCAATAAATATGTTACACTTAGGGGTAATAATAGATATGACTTTCAATTAAAGTAGATATGTATAAGTATACACTACAACAGAGTTTAAAAAGGGGGAAAGAATGACACACACAATACAATTCATGGAACAAGTAAGAAAAGGCACAGAGGCAAAGGAGAAATATGTTAAAGTTTGGTATAGCTAAGAATGATAGTTTATTCTGTCATTGGTGTAAAGAAAATATACCTTATGGGGAACACTATGTTGCTCTCTTCTTCTCAGTAAAGTGGGGAGAGAGAAAAGTTAGAAAGAGTTTTATTTTTCATGTTGACCCATGTTACATTGAATGGAAAGTTGCAAGTTTTAATGATAAGTATAGTTATTGGAAAACCTCTTTAACAGAACCAAAGAAGCGAGGTAGACCTAAGACATATCAAAATGGTAAAGAAATCCACAGGATGAAATCTTTGATTACTTATCATAGGAAAGCTGGTAACTTGGACAAGGTTGGGGAATTGGAGGAGCAATTAGCTAAGATAACTATTGGGGCTTGACAAAATAAAGACTTTGTGCTAAGATAATTGACTGGTGTGACCGAACAAGACGCTATGCAGGTCTATGGTGGCTGTCGGCTAGGCGATGAGTCTAGTGCTCAGGCTAATTCTGTGAGAGCAAACGACAGTGCTGTTCATCCATAAACAGATGTTACTACTGCAGAGGATGACAAACTTGGAAGAGAAGACACGGCAAAGGTCAGAAGTGGTTGATGCTAGTGCGGTTCTTCCCACCAAACTTAGGTATTATGATGGGGGACTAGAGTCCCACAAGGGTGGCATCTGCTTTTTCCCAGTGCAATAAGCGGGTATGCAAATGCTACAAAATTCTCAGGCTACTACCACATATACTGCTAATATTACCACCATATCTATCACCTACATTACTCTCATTGTACTTTATCCTGCCTCTTTTTAGGGAAATCTGGATTTTTACGGAAATCTGGATTTTTACATAAGTCCAACTTCGCCTTGCCATCGGTAGGTGGTCGCAGACTATCGGGGGGACACCCCCTAGCTAAATTTGACAAAGCTTGATAGCTATGATATACTAGCTACGCTAGGGATAAAGCCTAGTCTGTACATTAACAATAGAATACCGAAGCAAGGTTGATAATGCTAGTTGTCATCTGCCTTGTACTATTCTTATAAGAATAAGTAAAGGAGGAGATGATAATGGAAACTATCAACACAACACTAAGCCAGGCTATCTTACTAGACTTGCTAACCGAATCACAGCTGCAGGACATGGCACAAGCTAATGCCAACTCGCCCGAAGTAGTCAAGCTTATCAATGCTAGGCTAGAAGCTAATGCTAAGGCAATGGCCGAAGCTAAGGCTATGGCAGAGTTCACAGAGCTTTTGCCAAACCTAGACCTACCCCCTGCCCCCGAAGGTGTACGCAACATTTATCGGGCTTGGCATCAGGTAAGCAGACCACTAACCAAAGCCGAAAAGAAAGACTTGCAAGCTACCTCCCCAGACATCACCAGTGAGGAGCTTGATAACCGAAGGGTAGAGACTGACCAATGGGCTTGGGGCGACTGGATAATCAACAAAGCTCTGAACGTGGCAAAGGCAGGAGCTACCAGAGCTAGGGATAACACCCGAAAGCTGGCAATCACCATCGCAAAGCGGGAAGGCATGACACTCACGCCAGTAGGCAACTTCAGGACTAGCAAGGAAGCGTGCGAATATCTAGGATTAGCTACTGGCAAGGATAGTGCTAGAAGAGTACTAGAAGCTCACCACTACATAGTAGATAGCTACGATGGCAATGACTACTTAGTCAAGACCACAATGTAAAGATTCCCCCCTGATACTAGCTAAGGGGGGCTTTTTATTATCCCCCAAAGCTCACAAAGCTAAGCTGGCAAACTATCACCCAACAATCACCTAGCAATCATAGCACTGAAGTAGATATGAATGCTGCCTCAAGTCAGCACCAAAGCTTATTTTCACTCTAAAGAAATTGTGGGCATTGTAAGTGTAGGGGGCTTTAGCTATTGACATTCACTGTAGGGTATGATAGAGTGGTAGCATAGGTAGAAAAAGAATCAGGAACTTTAACAATTGAATAGATGGGGTGAGAGCAGGTATGGTATGAGGAGCTAAGATGTCAATTACAGTAAGACTCTGGAGTGATAAAGATTTACAATCTCTAAAGAGGGATAAGTGGCTTGCTACAGTATTTATGAATGCCAAGACATTCAGCAAGGAAGAGATTGTTTATTATCCCTATGAGGCAAGGAGAACCTATATCTGTGGATGGTATGATGAGCCAGAGCCAATCACCATATATGCCACAGATGAAAGGATGCTTCTGAGGTTTTTAGATGCAGAGTACACAAGGCGACCTGACTCTATTCGCCAGAAGATAACTCAATACAGACCTGTTAGATTTTAAGTAAAGCCTATAAGTCCTGACTACTCACCCCATCTATTCAGTTATTGAAGAAGATTTCTGGATGAATTAGTATGGAAGATGAAGTACCACAGAGGAGGAGGATGTCCAAGAGGGACAGGATATGCTTTGAGATAAGTATAGTATTGGTTATCATAATGATAGTCATAGGACTAACGTCTAGGGCTGTACTCTAGTAGTGGGGATAGAATGAGAATTACAGACTATATCTTAGACCACAAGATAGCACCCAGACAATTCAAATGCTCTTATTGTGGGAAGCCAGTGGAACAGGGTAATGTATATGCCAAGACCAACACAGGTAGGTTCTGTGTAACCTGTGAGGACAAAAGCAGAATACCCCAACCTGTGTCAGTAATCTAATCTCTTTACCCCTCCCATCAGCAAGCATCCAAGTCAGATATATTATTGAGGCTTTAGCTGCTGGGAGGGGATAAGGGGGTTAAGTCTGGAATGGAGGGAAGGAGACAAACGTCTAGAGACTGCCGAAAGGATGATTCAACTAACTGAGTTTACCTCATCTGTAGGGAGTCGAGAGCCTTCCTTCCATTCTGGGCTTAACATTTGTTAAGGAGACCCAGCCACCCAACGCTGTACTCTGTGGGTGTACCAATGCGGGGGCAGAACACAACAAGTAGTAGATACTGGCTACTGGCTGGGTTACAGGATGGAAGTACAAGAACTTTGGTATTGTAGGGTTTGTCATAGGAACTATCCAGCACTACCAACTCCCAATGGTAAGGTTCAGGTAGTAAGATTCAGGGAAACATTCATTGGAGTCAGACTCATCTGTCATCATTGGGTTAGAGTGAGGCAAGATAAAGTACAATGAGAGTAATAATAGTAATCATACTAGCAGTAATCTTTGTGACCTGTATAACTTATATTCAAAGGAGGTGAAACCGATGAGCAAGAGAGATGATAGAGCTAGAGCAGAGTTGGGACTAATCTTCAGGGATGGACACGTCTGGAAGAAAAAAGATTGGTATAAGTTGCACCCGACTCCTGAGATACTAGCAGCCAAAGTGGAATTAGCAGATGTATTTGAGACCACTGCCTATTACTGCTATAAATGCATGAGGAAGCATAGAGCAGGCAGTAAAGTCTATGAAGCTCACAGGGAGCACTTGGGACAAGAGGCTTGATATGAGGAAGAACCCAGGTCATAAACAAAGGAGGTGCAAGGTGACTCAGAGAAATCGTGAAGAGGTCAAGAAAGCAATCCTGGAGGATGTTGAGACTGTGGTAGACAGTATCCAGGAGATGCTTGAGATACTATGTCCAAGCCTACCAGACTGTGAGAAGTGCTACTATAACAACCTCTGCATTGATGAGGGCACACCAAAGGAGGAGCAAGATGGGGCTGATGAAGTCATTCTTGATGGAAAGAACAGCTGAACTTGCTTCTAAGCTGAGCATAGAGGAGAAGCTATTCTATACCAATGGAGACCTCAAGCAGATGGCTTGGAGCTATGCTAGGTATATGCTCAGTAACCAAGAGGCAATATATCTGGGTACAGTTACAACTCTACAAACAAGAGGTTAACGGTGGAGACCTGATAGTTGATTATTATCTAGCCCAAAGCTAGAAAAATACTGAAAAAGGAGGTGCTTATGTCACCAAGAGATGGACAAGGGAGATTTGTAAGGGAGGCTCCACCTGAAGTTTTCGGTGCTCCAGACCGAGACACAGGTACTGTCTCCATTGA